CAGCCTGAGCGCCGGCGGCAGCAGCACCTTGCCGATGTCGGTGCCGAGATCGGAAACGGTGTTCTTCAGCCGTTTGATCTGGTTCGCCATCGACCCGGCCGTGCGGGTCGCGTCGCCCTGCGCCAGCGTCGTCTGCTCCATGATGAGCGCGGCGCGGGCCTGCACCTTGTTCTGCTCGGTAAGCTCTTTCTTGTTCTTGGCGAGCCCCATCTCCAGGGCTTTGGCTTCGACGGCTGCGGCGTTGAGCAGCACACCGAACCGTCGCAGCGGCTCGGACTCGCCGACCAGGCCCGAACGGATCGCCAGCAGCGCGTCCTCGACCGGCACGTTGTTGAACGACCCGAGGTCGGTGGCGAGCTTCACGAACTGTTCGCTCATGTCGGCGGCGGCCAGCTTGTTCGCCGTGAGCGGCTCGAGCAGCGCCCCCATGTCTGCGACCTGTTCGCGCAGCTCGTAGCGGGACGCCCCGGTCGCGGCCGAGAACGCGTCTATGTTCTTGGTGAGCGCCGGCAGCGCCTTGCCGAACACCACCTCCATCTTTGACTGAACCTCGGCGGCGTCGGACGCCATGCCGATCATCTTCACGCCGGCGGCACCGGCGGCGGCACCGGCGATAGCGAACCCGGCGGCGGCAACCTTGCCGAACCGTCCGATGCCGGCACCGAATCTGCTGGCAGCCTTGTCGGCCTGTTTCAGCGCGCGTGACAGCGACGACGCGTCGCCGGTGATTACGACTTCGAGCTTACGGGCCAAGTTACCCTGCCGCCTTTTCGATGAACTTCATGGACGACACCCACTGTTCGATGGTCAGATGCTGCATGTCCTGCGGCCCCAAGTGCAGCCAGTGCGACAGCCCAGGGTTCCAGTACCAGGACGGGTCTAGCCCGAGGCCGGTTCCGGCTCTGGCTCGGAACGACCGGGCGAGCTTCCAGTGGTAGCGGCGGGCTCGGCCGCCACCGTAGGGTTTTCCTGCTCGTCGTCGTCGGGCGACACGAAGTCGACCTGGTCCATCGCGAGCTGCTCGACGAACCGTGCGACCCGGTCGCGCTTCCAGCCGGGGTTGGCCTGCCACACGGACACCGCGATCAGCCCGAGCATGACACGCGGGTCGTTCGCCCCCTCGTCCAGTAGCTCCGCGAAGTCCATCCATTGCAGCCCGGTGACTTCTGAGACGAGCACCGGGTCGCCGAGCCTGAATGCCTGCGGCACCGGGTACTCTCGGCCGTCGATCACGAACGCGGTTTCAGAAGCCATTACCGTCCGCCACCTTGTCCAGCATGTTCTCCACCCTTCGTTCGACCTCTTTGCGGTTGTCCCACAGGGCCGGCACCAGCGCGCGCCGCATTTGCAGCGACCCGTAGTCCGGCCGTTTCCCTGTCACGCGCTTGCGGGACTGCTCGGCGACGGCGACCAGGCCGGCGCGAACGCGCGGCCTGATCCCCATAGCCGAATACCCATCTGTTCCCGCGAACTTTCCGCGCGCGTCGAGCGCCACCACTTTCGCGGCTTCGCGCAGCTCTTTGCGCAGCCCCTTCGCGGCGTCCTTGTCGGACGCTTTCAGGGCACGCTCGAGCTGCCGGAGTCCCTCGACCCGGATGGCGCCGGATGCCATCAGCCTACGTGGTGGCCCTGGTGATGCTGGAGCCTGCGGCCGGGCGAAACTCGACGCTCGTCATCGACGCCTCGCCCACCTTGCCGGACACCGGCTGGTAGCTGTAGATCGTGGCGGTCATCGTGTACGACGGGTTGACGCTCGACACGGAGCCGCTGTCGGGCTTCACGACAAGCGTCGCGCCGGTCGACGACCCGAGCAGCCCGTTGAGGGTCTGGTCAACCTTCGACGCGGCGAAGTCCTGGTAGAAGTTGACGGTGACCTTGTCGTCGCGCAAACCGGGCGCGTACGACTTCGCCGTGGCACCCATAGCGGTGATCTCCACGTCGTCATAGGCGAAGTCGATCTCGACGCTCTCGACGTGGTCGGACAGATCAACCGAGTTGAACGTGACCGACGCGTTCGTGAGCACAGTGATAGCCATGCTTTACTCCTGCGGGTTGTGGATGGGGTGTTGCTGTCACGCGTAAACGGTGACAGTCCATTCGGCACCGAGGACGACGCGGCCGTCGCCGGTCGCCCCGTAGAGCCGGTAGCCGGTGCAGTCGACGACGCGTGCGTCCTGCACGACGTTGCCGAGCGTCCGGTCGCTCTCGACGAGCGTCTTGATGCTTGACGTGCCGGTTTTCGCGAGCAGCGCGTCCAGCCGTTTCTGCGCACCGATGTCGGTGGTGAACCCGACGTACGCCTGGATCTTCAGCTGCCACGTGTCGAGCCCACGGGCCATCGCGGCGTCATAGGTGATCTCGTCGGGAAACACGTGGATGGCCGGCGGTGTCGGGTTCGACAGCATGTAGCCGGACACCTGGAAGCCGGGCAGCGCGAGCGCGTCGGCGAGCGCCTGCCGGATGTCGGCGAGCTCGGCCATCAGTCGAGCCGCACGTAGGGGCCAAGCAGGAACGACACGTCGGGGTCGACGCGCGAGATGCGCAGCGCGGCCGACGGGTCGATGCCGAGCGCCACGATCCCGAACGGTGCCTCGCGGGTGCGGCGCAACAGCTTCGACGCGAGAATGGTGGTGGCCTCGGTCACCTCGGCCGGCACGGCGGGCCACCCGAACTTGCCGGTCACCTTGACCGACCGGGGTGTTGCAGGGTAGAAGCCTGCGCCCGACCGGGGGTTGATGCGAAGCAGCGTGTACGGGCGGCTGTCGGCCGCCGCGTTCAACGGTTCGGGCAGATAGTCGGTGTTGACGGTCAGGGTGTCCTCGAACGTGCCGTCGCCGTCGGCGTCGACCAGCACCGACGTGATGGTGGTGGTGTCGTCGATGCGGCACACCCGCCAGTCCTGCGGCGTGTAGAAGCGCACCTGGTTCGCGTCGCTGTCGGCGTAGAAGCGCCGGTCGCAGTAACGGTCGATGCCACGGCTGGCCGCCAGGATCGCGGCACGAATGTCAGGGTCGGCGAACGACGTGCCGGACAGCTCCAGCGTGGTCTTGACCGCCTCGAGCTCGACATACGTGTTCGTGAGCGGCGCCTGGGCGCGAAACTCGATGAGCGCCTCCGACACCGTCTGGGTCTTGCCGCTGGTGGTGACCTCCCAGGCGGCGAGATACACGCCGGCGGTGTCCACGTCTGCTGCCGCCCAGTCGTACCGGACGGTGCCGGCGGCAGCGTCGACGACGGTGGCGGACGCGTCAACCTTCAACGTGGACGACCCGACCGCCCGCATCTGGAACTTGACGGTGGACGCGCCCAGGTTGTAGGCGACGCCGTCCACGGTGATCGTTTCTGTGATGGACGGCAGGCGGTCGCCCACCATCCACACGAGGGTGTCGCTCAAGTTTTCCCCTTACATGGGCATGGTCATCAACTGCATGTTCGCGACCTCGAGCGTGACGTTCGCTGTCGAGGTTGCGTTGCGCAGCCACAGGCTGACGTAGTCGCCCGGATCGAACATCGTCACGAGATGGATCGCGGTGGAGCGCACGTCTGAGCCGGTCGTGATCTTCTGCTGGATCTCGGCGGCCGCGTTGGGTGTGCCGGTGATGCCGAGCCGGGCGTGGATCACCTGGTTGTTGGAGCCGCTCGTCATCGACACGGTGCACGCGATGTGCGCCATCACGGGGATGGCACCGGTGTAGGTGAGGCGGCCGTTGCCTGCGCTCTCGTCGAACAGGTAGCAGTCGTCGTTGTTGATCGTCCAGGCCGGGTTGGTCGCCTCGAAGTAGTTGGTCGAGTCGCTGAACGACACGGCTGCGGCGGCTGCGGCCGCCACGTAGATCTGGCCGTGTGCTGGCCGCCATGACACGAGCGCGTCCCGCAGGTCTTGCGGCGAGATGGCGCGGGCCTGGTTGTCCGCGAGAAGCGCCAGCACGTCGCTGACCGAACGCTGGGTGTCAGCCATCTACCAGTAACCGTCCTTTTCGAAGCCTTCGTCGAATCCGCCGGGTCGGCCTGCGCCGACGAGCGCGGCCCCGGTGCGCACGAACTCGTACGCCGTCTCGAAGCTGGGGGTGCCGTGGTCGAACGGTGCGGCCTGTGGCCGTCCTGGCCGCAACCGTCCGGCGGGGGTGCCGTGGTCGGGACCGCTGGCCTGTGGCGACCCGGTGACCAGGCGTCCGGTGGGGGTGCCACGGTCGAACCAGTCGGTGCGGAAATAGTTGGTGTCCTCGACGCCGTAGCCGTCGCCGCCGACGGTCGCATACCCGGCTTTGGTGAGCGCCCGGCTGCTGGTTCCCGCCGCCACCAGGG